TGGCATCACGCCATGGCAGCAGAGATGCGACTGCTGCACCGCATCGATCGTGCAGCCCACTTGCGATTGGTGAGCTATGCCCGATCCTTTGAACATCAACACCCAAACACCCTGGCCCGCCGGCACCTTGCCGAACGGAACAGGTGGTGGGACGCGTGACAAACGGTACCAGTCCGGCTTCCGGACGCGAAGCAACGAGCCGAAAGGCCAAGTGCTTCCGTACTCGGGAGTTCGGTACAAAGGTGCCGTTCAGCGCATCCGTAGTCGAGCCTCGACTGACTCTTGGACTTCCCCAGTTGGTTTCACCAGCGGCACCCCTTACTTAAGGGACGCCGACTGGAACGCCAATTTGGGTCAGTACGGGAGTATAGCCGGGAATCGAGCCTACGCGAAGTTCAAAGATGTAGCTCTGGGCGATCAAGCCCAGATCGGTGTGTTTATTGCTGAAGCCCGCGAGGCCTACGGGATGGTGGCAAATCGAGCGATCGGTTTGTACCGTTCCTATAAAGCTTTGCGGAAGGGTGACTTCCGAGGTTTCTTACGAAACCTCCGAGTTAATCCCAAGCGTAAACATCGTAACCTGATCAGGTCCGCCGCGTCTGAGGCCTCTGGCCTTTGGCTTGAGTATTGGTTTGGATGGTCTCCATCCATCTCCGATATGTTCACCGCCGTTGAGGTGTTGAACTCGGATCTGAAGCAAGTCCGCTACTCCGGTTCCAGTAGGATTAGACTCCCTACTGCTCAAACCGGCGTGATAGGGCCTTCGTTTAGTAACAACCGAAGCCAGATCACTGTAGAGGACGGGGTTCTCGTCGCTAAGACAGGAGCCACGTTGAAGATCACTAACCCCGATCTTCTTCTTGCTTCGAGGATGGGTCTGATAAACCCCCTCGCAATTGCATGGGAGCTAGTTCCATTCTCCTTTGTAGTTGACTGGTTCACCAAGTTTGGCGATGTCCTAGAGGCAAAGACCGACTTCCTTGGAATAAGTCTCCTCGATAGCTACAACACGCGTTATCTCAAGGCGAAGTCTATCTTCGTTACTTGGGACAAACGTGCCGGCCACCTTGGGTCGGGCTATAACGGACAATTCGTCTATGGCGTTCACAGAATGCAACGCGCCAAGGGCTTAATCACCCCTGTTACGCTCTACCCGAAGCTTGTGAACTTCGGACAATCGCGCACGCGGGCCGCTACTGCGGTCTCCCTTCTCACCCAGATCTTTCTGGCTAAGTAAAGAGGTTTACCATAATGCCTTCAATGGCTAACATCACGGTCAAGGACTCCGCAAACGCTGACGTAGTCTACGTGGCGGCCACACCGAGTGCAGGGGATCGTTCCCCGGCTCGGTGGACCCAAAACGCAGCCAACGCCATCATCGGGTTCCGCCCGGTGTTCCAGGTGGTAACGCGTGATTCGACGGGCAAGCCCGGCCGCATCATGGAGGGATCCCTCCGCTTTCCGATCACCGCAACGGTGAACGGGGTGGAGACCCAACTGGCGGTCGTTCCGATGACCTTCCAGGCAACGCTCCCCACGAACGTGGACGCGACGAAAGTCGCTGACGCGTTCGTGCAGTGGGGAAACCTGCTGGCGTCGACCCTTATCAGGTCAACTGCCTCGGACGGTTACGCCCCGACGTAAGTCGGCGGGTCGGTCAGGGTTCGCCCTGATCGGTTACATGTCTGCTTTCGAGCAGATCGGTCATGAATGCATCTCACAGTGAGGTCGTTATGAAGCTTGACCCTAGCCTCCGAAAGGTGGCAACCGCGTTATACTGTTACCTTGATACTGCCCATAGCCTCAGCTGTTGTATTAAACTGAGATACGAGCAGTGGGATCAGCTGGCCACAGCGGCCGTGGTCCCAACGAACTACCTTGAGGGCCCGTGGGGGGCCGAACGCTTCCGCAGAGATGCGCAGGCGGTTGACCTCCTCCGGAAACTTCCCGGGTTGCCCACTTCGATCAATCGAAGGGGTGCGGCCTTGGATGCCTTCTGGGAAAGCGAGTACGCGTGCTTCAGAACCAACGAGTTCTTAGATCTACTTCGCTATCCGTCGACAGGCCCACAAGAGGCCTTCGAAGGACGGTTACGGTCGATCCTCGATCGTGCTGCAAAAATAGCTCGTCGGATCCTAGGGCCCGTCCCCGCCTCTCTCGAGGGGCGGTTTGGACCTGGAACGTCGTACGAACTCAAGGGACAGGCGTACAGTACGTTTGCGGACAAACTGTGGATAACACCACACGCAACTAAGGAGTGCATGGCTCTCTTCGAGCACATGTTCTGGCCTACCCACTGGGGTAGGCAACGCCTTAGTCTTGGTCTACCGCTTCCCGCTCTTACGCGGGGTAACCGGTTCACTACCGTCGCCAAGGATGCTACGAAAGATCGTGGCATTTGCATTGAACCCTTGGGAAACCTCTGGGTTCAATTGGCTATCGGTAGTTACTGGAAGCGGCGGCTGGCTCAGGTCGGGATTCGCGTTAATCGTGCGGATCCCTATTCAACCGAGCTTGCCGACCCTGAGCTGCCCAGTGATGGACAGCTACTTCACCGACAGTTGGCCCGTGACGGGTCGCTGACGGGGAAATGGGCAACAATAGACCTTAGCAATGCGTCTGACACGGTCGCCTTCGAGCTTGTTAGGTGGGTAATTCCTCCTGATTGGTTTGAGGTACTGTGTGCTGCCCGTTCGCCTTACACCCTCCTCGATAAGAAGTGGGTGCGTCTCGACAAGTTCTCGTCGATGGGCAACGGGTTCACCTTCGAGCTGGAAACTCTCCTGTTCTGCTGCCTCCTGGCGGCTACGACAGGTTGCTCGATCGGTAACACGCTCTTTGTTTATGGTGATGACATCGTCATTCCCACTGAGCATGCGCGTGATGCCATGGCGGTCTTAACGGCGGTTGGGTTCCAGCCCAATCCGAAGAAGTCTTACGTACAGGGCCCCTTCCGGGAGTCCTGTGGCGGAGACTACTTTTCCGGCATCCCTGTTCGCAGTTACTTCGCGAAAGGGAAGTTTGACTCGCCTCTGGAGTGGATATCAATGCACAATCGTCTCCTTGAACTTTGGCCAAAAGCCAAAGTCGCTCGGAGACGGTGTATTGACGTCCTTCCCTCCAGGTTGCGGTTGTTCGGTCCGAAACGCCTCGGTGATCGCGTCCTCCATGGACGACCACTGAGGTTCTGGACTCGAAACGGAATACGATGGGTGGCTACCATCGTACCAATGCCCACGTATATCCCCTTAGATCGGTGGGGGTCCGAGTTCACTTGGACCCTTGCTCTCCTGGGGGCGTCGTCCCGAGGTTTAACACCTCGGGGCGGAGTGCGGGGCTACCGCATTACGGAAGCCAGCATTAGCTAGCCTTTTGGG